GTTGCCGATGATGAAGGGCTTCCGATTTTAGTTGAACCAGCGCCAATGCCTATTGAAGAACAACGCCAACAAACCCGTAATGCCATCAACACCCTACGAGACAAAAAAATCAACGGCGGTATTTATGTGCCAGCGATTGACAAATGGATTGATACCGATGCCACCGCTGAACGCAATATCTTGTCAGTTAAGGCAACTTTTGACTTATTCGGCGACCAAGAAATACCGTGGACCTTCGCCGATAATTCGGTGGCGATGATTAATAAAGAAAAATTGTTAGTCATTTGGCAGGTGTTAATGGAAGCCAAAACGAACAATCACGCTAACGCCTTGAAGCATAAAGCGATGGTGGAGCAAGTAGAAAATCCACTTGAATATGATTATTCGAGTGGGTGGACGCAGACTTATGAGGAGTTTGTAAATGAACAAATCTAAATTGCTATTGTGGTTGTATCACGTTGTGATTGCCATTGACCAACTATTTAACGCCCTAACAGGCGGTGCGGCAGATGAAACCTTTTCAAGCCGTTGCTACCGTGGGGCGATACTTGCCGAGAAGCCACGCAAGCGGTGGCGTTTTTGGTTTGCTTTTGTCAATGGGCTGTTTTTTGATAAACAGCATTGCCAAACCGCCTACGAAAGCGAAGTTAAACGCAAGCAATATCCCCCAGAGTTTAGCAAAATCCGCTGATTGTTATCCCCAAATCCACACTTCCAACCGCTCGCTTCAGGGCGGTTTTCTTTTCACAATAGCCTTCAATTTATCCCCTTTTATTTAAACAGAAGGATTTTCTATGGACTATCTACACGGTGTTCGAGTACTGGAAATCAACGAAGGCACACGACCAATTCGAACCATTGCCACCGCAATTATCGGAATGGTGTGTACTGCCGATGATGCCGACAGTGCAACTTTCCCCCTCAATAAACCTGTTTTAATTACCGATCCTGTCGCTGCAATTGGCAAAGCTGGCACACAAGGCACATTGGCACGCAGTCTTGACGCTATCGGTGATTCCGTTAAAACCCCTGTGATTGTGGTGCGTGTTGCCCACGATGAAAACGCCGATACACTCACTGCAAATGTGATTGGTACAGTGACCGATCAAGGCGAATACACAGGCTTAAAAGCCTTGCTGGTGGCAAATACCGTCTGCGGTTTTAAACCACGCATCTTAGGCGTGCCTGAATTGGATAATCAAGCGGTGGCAACGGAGCTTGCCAGTATCTGTAAAAAATTGCGTGCTTTTGGCTATATCAGCTCAAACGGTGCGAAAACCCGTGATGCGGCTATTCAATATGCCCGCAATTTCGGACAACGTGAATTGATGATGATCCACGGTGATTTTGTTTCTTTTGACACTGCAACAAAATCCTACAAACCGAACTCTGCCGTTGCTCGTGCATTGGGCTTGCGTGCCTTGTTAGATAAAACCGTCGGCTGGCACAAAAACCTGTCTAACGTAGTAATTGATGGGGTGACGGGTGTCACTATCCCGATGTCTTTTGATATTCAAGATTCAAGCACTGACGTGAATATGCTCAATGAGAAAAACATTTCCGTGCCAATCAACTTCAACGGCTATCGCATTTGGGGCGGTCGCACCTTATCAAGCGATAAACTTTTTGCTTTTGAGCAGTACACCCGAACCGCTCAGATTATTGCGGACACCTTCGGCGAAGCGTTCGATTGGGCGATTGATAAACCGCTTACACCAAGTTTGGTGAAAGATATGCTGGAAATGATCAACCAAAAATTCCGTTACTGGAAAAATCTGGGTTATATCGTGGACGGTAAGGCGTGGGTGGATGCCGATATTAACACCAAAGACATTATCAAAGATGGTCAGTTCTTTATTGATTATGACTATACCCCGATGCCGTCGTTGGAAAACCTGAATTTACGTCAGCGTATTACCGACAAATACTTGATGGACTTTGCAGCGAAAGTGGCTGCGGCATAAAAATCCCCCCTAGCCCCCCTTTTTCAAAGGGGGGAATGTTGAATAAGGAAAAAATATGGCTTTACCACGATTATTAAAATTGATGAACGTCTTCAATAACGGTTTTGGTTATGAAGGCGTGGCAGAAGAAGTCGAATTGCCGAAATTGACGATGAAGCAAGAAGATTTTCGCACAGGCGGTATGTTGGGCGAAGTGTCGGCAAATTTAGGCTTAGAAAAATTAGAGATGACCCACAAATACGCTGGCATTGTGCCAGAGTTATTCAAAGGGTTTGCCACAGATACCATTGACAGCGAATTAATTCGTTTTGCGGGTAGCTATCAACGTGACGACACAGGCGAAATTACTGTCGTTGAAGTGTTGGTGCGTGGTCGCCACACAGAGTTAGACGGTGGCAGTAGCAAAACAGGCGAGAAAACCGAAACTACGATTAAATCGGCACTTTCCTACTACAAGCTAACGGTGGACGGCAAGGAATTGATTGAGATTGATTTAATCAATTCGGTGTTCAAAGTGGACGGCAAAGATCGTTATGCACAACATCGTGCAGCGATTGGGCTTTAATATCTAAGATGAAAACGGACACACGCAGTGTGTCCCTACAAGGAAAAAACAATGAAAAAGAAAACTGATCCAAATGTGACAACAGTCAAATTAAAAGCAGGCATTGTGCGTGCTGAACAGACCATTACCGAAATTCAGGTGCGTAAGCCAAACATTCAGGCACTCAAAGGCTTGAAGTTGCTCGATTTAATGCAGTCGGATGTAAACAGCATCATCACTTTACTGCCTCGTATCACTCAGCCGATGTTGCACAAAGCCGACATTGACCGCTTAGATGTGGCTGATTTTACTAAACTCACTGGGGCTGTCTTTGAAGTGATGAACTTGAATGAAGATGACATCGAAAGTGACGAAGAGGGAAAGTCCGACTCATCCCTTACTGCGTAGAAGATGCCATTGCTGACATCGCTATTGTGTTCCATTGGCAACCCAATGCCTTTGACGATATGTATCTTGACGAATTAATGCAATGGCGAGAGCAAGCACGAAAACGGACAGAAACCAACGAAGAATAAGACAAGCGGTCGGATAACGAGAAAAATTTGCAAAAAAATCTCAATATCTGACCGCTTGTTATATTAAGGAAACCAAATGCTCCAAAACTCCGCTATGATGTGCCTTGGGTTGTTTGTTTTTATGCGACAAACCGTACCCTACCAAGAAACCAGCCGAGAATTATCGTGGAACCACCCGACAAACAGTGTCGTGGGGAAATTGCCACGCACGCAGTTTACAGGCAAAGCCAGCGAAACGATGACGATTAGCGGCACATTAATCCCTGAACTGACAGGCGGTCGATTAAGTTTAACGGCGTTGGAATTAATGGCAGAGCAAGGCAAACCCTATCCGTTAATTGATGGGGCAACGTTTATGGTGTTGGGCTGGTTTGTGATTGAAAATATCAGCGTGCAAAGTAGCCTTTTCTTTGGTGACGGTGCACCACGTCGCCTTGATTTTTCCCTGTCGCTAAAACGGGTCGATGACTCAATGATGACCGAAATCAGCGACGACATTATGAGCTTACTATGAATTTACTTGATAGATTAAAGCAAAACGGTCACCGTATTCCTTCCTTTCATCTTACCGTTCGACCAAATCCGAAAAAATCCACAGGCGGAACGAAAGACATCACTACTCTACTCTCTCAACGCTTGATGAATTTAACCCTGACGGACAGTCGGGGCTTTGAAGCCGATCAGCTAGATTTTACCTTAGACGATACCGACGGCTTGTTGGAACTGCCGAGCCGTGGAGCGATTTTATCTCTTGGGCTAGGTTGGAAAGATGAAGCCTTGACCTTTAAGGGTGAATACACCGTGGACGAAGTAGAGCATTCAGGCGCTCCCGACTGTGTCACCATTCGGGCAAGGTCGGCGGACTTGCGTGGCAGTTTAATGAACCGACACGAGCGAAGTTTTCACAAAACCACGCTAGGCAAAATTGTGCAACAGATTGCCGACGAAAATCAACTGCAAGCGATGGTGGGCGATGAGTACAAAAACCTTGAGATTAAGCATATTGACCAAACGGACGAAAGCTCAATCAGCTTTTTAACTCGCCTTGCCGAAGAACACGATGCGATAGCCACCGTTAAAAATGGGCGATTATTGTTTATTAAATCGGGCAAATCCACCACTGCAAGCGGTCAGAAACTGCCTGAATTTATCCTCACCCGACAAGATGGCGACAGTCACCGCTTTGCCATTGCTGAAGGGGATAACTACAAAGCGGTTAAAGCCTACTGGCACGACACCGCAACGGGCAAGCGTGGGGAAGTGATTATTGATGAAAATACCGAAGTGAAGAAGGTCAATAAAACCACCAAGAAAGGCAAAATCAGCAAAAAGCAGACCACCGTTATTCAGCAAAATAAGCCTGTGGAAAGCGACAACGATCAGATTAAAACCCTACGCCACACTTACGCCACACAGCGAACCGCATTGAATGCTTGTAAACGCCACTTTGAAAAACTGCAACGTGGCGTGGCGACCTTTAGCCTAAATCTTGCGGAAGGGAATGCGGAGCTGATCCCCGAAGTGACCGTAAGCGTAGCAGGTTTTAAAGCAGAGATTGACTCGAATGCGTGGATAGTGACGCAAGTTACTCATTCGCTTTCTGCGGGCAGCGGATTTACTACGGCGATTGAGTGTGAGTTGAAGGTGGGGGAAGAATAAAGCCCACTGAGTAAGTGGGCATAAACTATTCATCTCGTCCATTACCCAAACACCCTTTTCAATATTTCCCCAATTCTACTCTTGGTCTGTCTTGTTGAAATAACGCCACTCGATTTTTTTCGTAGTTAGTGAATAGCCTGATCACACCTACCGCCCATTTTATTTCATTGTGCTTTCCGATATTCTGCGGAAAAACCTTTAACACCGTATTCGTAAAGGAGAAAATTTATGTGCGAAAAATCGGAAAAATCACCAGTTTTAAATGTTACATTTAGCAAACGTCGAGGCAAGGTAGCAATAACACTCAATGCTGACGTAGATAGTTTTTCATATAAAAATGTAGGCTACTATAATACTGGATTACAAACGGACGATGGTCAATACATCTACTTACGATTTGAACTTGCATCAAAATTAAAAACAATTGAGCACTTAAACCTAAACCCTAAATATGTGTTGCAAAAACAAACAACATTAAATCGTATTTGGCTCCCGTTTATTCTTAAAGCAGATATTTTTGAAGGCATACTCACAAAGCGTCCTGACGTTATTTTTGTAGACCGTGACACACCTACTGTTTTATAAAAGATATTTTGGGAGAAAATAATGAATTACATCGGTAAACTTATTCGCATTGGTAAAAGTCAAATTATTGAATTAAACAAAGATGTTGGCTGTTTTTTTTACGAAAACAGCCCTTACTTTCCAATTGCATATGGGATATATGCCACACGCCAAGACTACGAAGAGCAAGAGTACCGTCTCAAACTAGGGCTTCCAACAGCCACTCTTTTAACATCTCAACCGGTATTGACTGTACCTGAGCTAGCATTGTCTGTTTTTGCGATTGAGATAATGCTTGCACCAACGGCTTTAAACTCTCCGCATCTAGCGTAACCTTTTGCATTTGTAAAATTGCCGACAAGCCACCATCATTTGCAATCAAATCAATGCCCTTTGCTGTCGCTTGATATTCTCCATTAAGCCGTCGAATAAGGGCGTGTTCTTCTAAATAAGCTAAATTCGCTTTTAAGTGGGCGTTAGCAAAACCGTCTTTTGGCTTTTTAATAAAGTCTTGCATTTCGTCCCACGTTTGCACGTTATCCAATTGTTCTTCTATATAAAACCAATAAAGCTCGTCGTCTGACAATGTTTGTGGATAGGCAATTTTAAGTAGCTTCAATAGTCCATTTTGCAACTTGCGATCAATATCCATTACCCAAACACCCTTTTCAATATTTCCCCAATTTTACTCTTAGTCTGTTTTGTTTCTTGTTGAAATAACGCCACTCTATTTTTCTCGACGGCTAAATCCATTTCTAGTTTGGTGACTTTGGATTTTTCTTCAGAAAGGGAAAGACGGTGGTTTTCTTTTTCTTGGTAAAAGGAGAACAGGATATTTTTAATTTCGTAGAATTTAAGAAATTCTTCATCGTTGAATTTTATAAACATAAAATCGCCACGCATTTGTGTGCAAATGTCTTGAAGGGCTTTGAAAAATTGTGGGTCGGTGGATTTGAATTCCATTAGCTCTTTAGTGAGCTTTTTTCTGTCTAAGGGAGAAATAAAATGTTGGTGAATTTCGACTTTGGTTTGTTTCTCAATTTTTATGCCGTTTGTTTCACCCACAGAACCGTTAAAATATTGATGACTAACATCGCCCATATACTGTCCTTGTTTGTATGACTATTTTAAGTAGGTCAAGCATTGTTGCATTAGTGCTTGTTGTAATATGGCTTCTTCTTTTGAAAAATGACTTTCTAAGTAGTAATCTGCGATAACTCTCCGCTTTTTCATTTTTTGTAAATAAAAGGCTAATTCTTCGCCTTGCTCTGAATGCTGTTTCATAGCCGTAATCGCTCTTTGGTGAACACCCCCATTCCCTTGTTTTAAATCAATATGTTGTAGTAAAGAAAATGCGACAAGTTGATGATAGACCGCATAATAAGCAAGGTGGGAACTTTGTCGCCAATAAAACTCTTCGTCAAGCGAGCTAAATTCTGTTGATTTTTGTGCAAGGTCTTTGGCTGAAATCATTTACTATCCCTATATCTACCTAAGAAAAAGACAATGTTTTCAAATGGATAATCCTTATGGGATTTGATATATGAAAGCATATGTTTGTCGAGTTCTTGTTCATATTGAATACGTTGATCTGTGGTTAAATCGTTATCTCGAAAAATGTACATCAATGAATTGCCATCTTCGACATCCAATACAATTTCAGGGTGACGCAAATTGATATTACGCTCTGCGGCGAATTGATAAGCGTGTTCCAAATAATCCAAGATGGCGTTTTCGGGGATCCCTGTTTTTTGCCATAATTGAGTGAACTCAATATCTGTTTGGTGATAAGAAAGAAATGCTTTTGGATCAAGTTGTTTAAGTTGTTGCATAAATAGCTCCGCCTTTGTGGTTTGCCCAAAAATTATACATAACTTTAGTGCCATATTCAGCGAAAAAATATCACCTGTTTTATTTGAGACATAAAAATCAAGTTGTTTAATGCTTTCTTTGATTTTGCCTAAATATCGCAATGATTGAGCATAAGTTGCAGATACAGAGGTATCACTTGAATTTGCTTCTTTTGCCTTTTTGAAATATTGAATGGTTTTACGTTCATTGCCCCGTAGTGCTTCAATTAAGCCTAGACATTGATAGGCATAATAACGGGTATAATCAGGAAAAATTAACTTTTGTGCTTCTACTTCTGCCTGTGCTAATTGCTCTGCGGTGGGCATTAAGGGCTGTTGTAGAAATTGCTCCAGTTGCTGACCTAATTCTGTTGCAATCTGTTGATGTTTTAGTTGCGGTGTTGCCATTATTTTCTAATCCCCACCACTTAATTTTTTCATTTTGGTTCTCCTATTCATTAAAATTTACAGGTTCTTGTTTAATTTTTTTATACGATAGATAACTTAATCCACCCATATTTTTAAATACTTTTAACTCCAATGTAATACCATCAATAACTTTCTTCACTTTGATAGTTTCTTCTTTTTTCATTCTTTTACCTGCAATATCAATCATTGCATTAATTTCTTTAAAGGCTTTATCAGGGTCTGGCATTACTAAGACTGTTGTAGCAAGACCAGCTAAAGTATGCAGAATAATATCATTGTCGTTTACCATTCCAAATTGAAGTGATACCGTTTCTATTTTTTCCCAATCATTACCAACTGCTTCAATAGATACAACTTTATTTAATGGAATTGTATAAGCATTTTTGCCTGACTCTAATTTTCTAATATCAAAGTCGCCATTCATTCCAATTTCTCTTAATTTGGTTTGAATAGTCAATAAATTAAAGTTTAACGGATCAATTACATCTTGCATTGGAATTTCAATTTTTCCAGTCGAAAGTGCTTTTATAATATTTGTAGCGTAAGGGCTATTATAAAATTTACTTGATAAGTTCGATGAAGAATAACCTAGCACTACATATTGATTTTGTTTATCAAAACTAACTAAATCATTAAAATCTTTTGCAGGGCTAAAAGTCTGTAATACGTTTAGGGCTTTTTCTCTTGTTGCCTTAATTTTGGTGTGATATTTTTTAGGAAGTGGCTTATTTGTTTGAACATCAATAGGCACTACTTCTAAAGTAATTTCATCAGTTAAAGTGTTGGTAAATATTCTGTAAAGTGCAGAGAGAAAGTCATATCGACTATCTTTTAATGTGATTTCTTCATCTGATTTTGCAATAGTTGGATGTAGTAATATATGCAATGGTTTTTCAGAAACCAGTTTTATATTTTTGTCTTCAACATCATATAAGCTAAGCGCAGAAAACATATCTAAAACATTGTTGAAAATAACTGTTCCTTTTTCATTTTTAGAAAATGGCACGTCTTTAATCATATTTTCGGGCAATATTGCCTTTATGTCGGGTTCAGATTTTATGGACTCAGTTTGTTGAGATGTATTTGCGTTTGTTTCAGTACTTGCTGATTGCGGTGTATCATCACAAGCTGAGAGAGTTAAGCCTAAAAATGAAAGCATTAGTAGTTTTTTCATAACATTTCCTATTTTTTTATCCCTATAACTTCCCCAACATCACCACTAAACACTTGCTGGTTATTGCCTGTACCGTTAGCAGTTTGATGAATTTCGTTTAACCCATTTGAATTTTTTAAGAGTTCTCCGAACCCACCTTTTATCAAACCTTGAGCTAGAGCAGTCATATAACTAATAGCTTCTACTTTTTGTTCTGATGTTAATGAATGAAACGCAACCATCGCAACTTCTTCATACCCTTTTAAAAGAACTTTGTTATGGCTACCCGTGAATAAAAAACCAATATCCCCACCAATTTCAGCAAACCCTTGCAAAAATTTAGCATCAGGTTTTCTTTTTCCTAGTTCATAGTTCGAATATGTAGTTGGAGTTACACCGCATTTTTCAGCCATTTCTACTTGCGTCATCAGCAATCTTTGACGTTCACTTTTAAGTCTTTCATTAATTTTTTCAAAAAACTCAACATTCATTTATAAAAACCTCTTGCAATCTCAACATTTGTTGAGATAAAATACATCACAACAAAACGAAACCGATCAAAATGGATCGTTTTAATAAAATGAGCTAACAATATCAATAAACACAGGGGGTGTCTAGATGGAAAAAGGTGATCTCAGTCACAAAACTGGGAGAAAAATCCGCCCGAAGCGTGAAGTGTCTGTGGCGTTTCATATGACGTTAAACGAGGAAGAAGGCATTGCCTTTGAGAAAGAGCGTGAACGTTTGGGGCTCGCCACTAAGGCGGCATTGGGGCGGATGTTAATCCGTCAGGGATTGGGGTTGGCTGTTTGATGAAAGAAGCCTTAAAGGCAAGGGGGGATAAGGGGAATGGGTGAGAAAGCTGAAAGCCCTGTGGATGCAGGGCAAGTGAATCGCACGGACGATTATGCCACTTTAATTTGTGCGGGGTTATTTTTAGACATCGCTGAACAAGAAGGATTGGCTATCGCCCGTGCGGAATTAGAGGTGGCACTTGCACGTTGTAAGTTGAGAGAGTTGAGAAATACTCAATCCACAATTTCAAATACAAGCCGATAAGGCGGTGTAGCCGTATCAAGTCGTGCATAACCCATATTGAGTAGGAATTTGGTTAGTTCGGTCGTTTCATACATCGATTCGCAACGAATCACTCGATAGATTATTCCACGATACTTTAGCCCTACTTGATGATGTTTTAGTTCTTCAGGGGTAATACTGATATCAGTTGGGTGTTTTTGAACAAATTCCAGCAACTCTTCATCAATGCGAGGAAGATTTAAGAAGGTATCCATAATATGTTCCTTTTTAAGTGAATGGGACTTTAGTTTAACAAAAGGTAGGTGACATCAGCAAAACATAACCAAAAACAAACCGCTTGCATATTGGGGAATGTGCAAGGGGAAAACTGAATTGAAAACGTGGGTGCCGTTGGGGAACGGCAGAAAAAAGTGGAAAAAGGATATCGCCGAAAGGCAGGGGAATAAATGGCAAATTTAGATCATCGTTGCGTAAATTGTGGCAGTAGTAATTTACGGGTGAGAACATCGGAAAAAATCGGCTTGTTGCTGATTGATGCAAAGATTTTCTGCAATAGTTGTGGCTCTGAACATCATGTGCAAAGTCAGATTATTCGAGTGAGAACACCAACCTATCACGAGCGACCAGAAGCGTTGCGTATCAATAAGCCGTTATTGCAAACCGATACCAATACACCTGATTTATTTAATGGTGTGGTGGAAGACGCAAAGACGGAATAAAACCTAAAACATAGTGTAAAAAATCGCCTTTTTATTAAAGGGCTGGTTTTTTGCACCCTGAAAACAGGAGATTGAACAATGAGTAAACAATTTAGACGTAATCAACGCTGGCGTATGAACAGACAGATGAAAGACCGCCGTCGGTTAAATCTGTTTTTGGTGGAAAAACGTGTGCGTCATTTGGAAGGTCGTCAGGAAGTGGTAACGCTGGATTTAGAGAATACCCACGATTTATTGACGGCACTAGAAACAAAGGTGGCAACGTTGGTGGCTGAGAAGAAAGCCCGTGAGCAAGCAGAGAAAGAGTTGCAATGGGTTGCCTATCCAAAACCGAAAAGCCTTGTTTGTCGTTTGTGGCAGTGGTTGCTTGGCATGTTAGAGCAGAAGGGGAATCCGTAGGGGGAAGCGATGACTGGGGTCAGTGCTTGGGCTGAACAGCTAATCAATCAAATTACTGCAGTTCATAAAAATCAGTATTTGCCTAAAAAGCGTGAAGATTGGCTTTTATTGCGTGAGCGGTGGAACCGTTATACCGCAGAACATCGGGCTTTTGTGTTGCGTGTGGCAGGTATTGAGGGGAATTTTCCCCTTGAAAGATATAGCGATACGCAAAAAAGAGCGATTGCGACGGCAATTGCAGATGTGAATGCTTTTGCGAAAGCTGACTTTGCACTGATTTCTCGTATTCGTAAATTTTGGCGTGACTTAGAAAAGGGGGATTAATCAATGAGAACAAGATTCTTTTTTTATACATTTTGGCGTGAAGCCTATTTACGCACTTATCGCCCTGTGGCGTTCAAAATGATGATGTATTACTTCGATAAATTGGCGTTATGCAAGGGGCAAGTATGCGTACCTTAATTCAGTCGGGCAAGCATATTATTCGCTTTCAAGGTGGGACTTTTCAGGTTTATCGCTTGGTGCGTAATCGCTTTGGCGATGTGATTTCTGAAGTTCACGTTGAGAGTTATGGGGCGTTTTCCCCTGCTATTCGTAAGTTAGTCCAGCAAGCTAAACAAGTCAGCGAGAATAAACGTAATGGAAAGTATCCAGTGGAACTATGAACAACGCTCAGCCGAAGTTGATGCTGAGCGTGCATTGTATTCGGCGGAGTTGCTGAAAAATCGGCAAAACCGACCGCTTGTTAAGCCGACGTTGCAAGATGCTCAGGCAACATCAACGCAGATTGAGTTGTTTGAGTTGGTGGGGCGTGATAGTTATGAGTATGTCGAAGCCTTGATCCGTCGTTTGCCGTCATTGCGTCAGCGTGAGCATTTCCGCAAGTTGTATTTGCGTGAATATCACGCTGTTGTTGATGACGGTTCGATTGCCTTTTCGTTTGGGCAGACGCAGTTATTCCAGGCGAATACGTTTATTCGTGAGTTGCTTGAAAACCGTTTGGGCAAGGTGTTTGAGCAATATAACTTTGACCTTGCGTGGTTGAGTATGTCGCTGTCGGAGAAATGGCAGTGGGCGTTAGAGCAAGGGCAAGCCTATCAAGCTGAGCATTATCGCACGGTGGTTGGGGCGTTTGATGATGTGGCTCGTGAGCGTGAAACAGACGAGCGTAAGAAAAAATTGCCTTTCTATCTGATGACCGAACATAAGTTGTCGGTGATTGCCGATCATCTCTCTTTTTTACTTCGCAAAATTCAAACCGATTTTTTCACAGAGCAAGCCAATACAGGCAAGGCGTTTAGTGATGCCGAAATTCAAACGATGGTAGTTGATATTTACCGTCGTTGTGGCTTGTTGTGTGAAAAGATTGGGCTGTCTTTGCCTTATTGGGCGACCTTTTCATTTAGTGATGGCGATGATGATTTTGTGCCAAATATGAAATCTATTGAGATTGCAATCAATAAAAGCCAGTGCGAAAAGTTTTGGCTGAAGGCGTTGAAGAAAGCTCAAAAGCAGATGGTGGAGCATTTAGCGATTGCCTGCGGTGAAGTGCGTAAAGGCGTTGCACCTTATATCTCTGAAAAGAGTTTTGGCGAGTGGAAGGCTCAGAAGAAGAAAAATTTTGAGTTTCTCGACCGTATGATTTTGCAAAATTTGGACGATGAAGAAGAACAGGTCGAGTTGTTGGAGATGTACAAGCGGTCTTGTTCTAATCCGTCTGTGCGTCATCAAGAGATGATGAACTGCTTGAACGGCATTGAGCAATGGGCGGAAGAAAACGGTCACGAAGCGTTATTTTTAACGCTGACTGCACCGTCATCATTCCACGCTCAACATAGTAAAGGCGGTGAGAATAAGAAGTGGTCGGGGGCAAGTCCAAAGCAGACACAGGCTTATTTGAATAAGGTGTGGGGGCAGTATCGTGCGTTATTGAAAAAACGGGCGATTAAGTTTTATGGAATGCGTGTAGCTGAACCGCACCACGACGGCACTCCACACTGGCATTTGTTGGTGTATGTGGCGAAAGAACACATTGATGAAGCGATTGCGCTTTTCCGCAAAAAAGCGTTGGAAGTGGACGGCAATGAACGTGGGGCGAGTGAACATCGTTGCAAAGTGGAACGTTGCGATAAGAAAAAAGGCTCTGCGACAGCGTACATTGTGAAGTATATCTCGAAAAACTTAGGCGGTAAGAATGTTGCTCACATCTCTGATGAAGTAGAAGGCTTGTCGTTTAAGGATAACGCTAGCCGTGTGCGTGCGTGGGCGAGCTGTTGGGGTATTCGTCAGTTCCAATTTTACGGCGTAAGTTCTATTGGGGTGTGGCGTGAGTTGCGTCGTTTAGCCAAAGGGCAATGTGACGATGCAGTCATTGAAAAGGTTCGTGTGGGTGCGGATTTAGGCGATTACGCTTTTTACCTTGACCAACAAGGCGGAGGCGGTGCCCCCCGTGACCAGTGGAAAATTAAATTAGTCTATGAAAACACAGAGGAGAATAAGTATGGGCAAGTAAATAAGCGTATTGTTGGGGTTCGTAATACGTTGAAAGATGTTGCGGAGTGGGTCAAAACTCGTCTTAAGAAGTGGGGTTTTGTTCCTAAATCTCGCCATCAATCCGAAGAGAGCGAGCCTTCTAATATTACGGGGCGTAGCCCCGCTTGGACTTGTGTCAGTAACTGTAACCCTAAGCATAGCAAGGGTTTAGTCAATTCTTATGATGATATTCCATTGATTGATGATGAAGAAAATCTTGTTGTGAAAAATTTAACGGAGCATACACTCTTAAAAGCGCTTAAACTGCGTGAAAATTGGATAAAAATGCTTAAATTCCAACGCAGAATACAGTTTACAACGGTTGAATTTTATGCGCTTGCCCAAGGCAAGCGATTACCTGTACTTGATGTTTCTCCTGCATATCGCCAAGTCAATACGACTATGGTCAGTATGGAACATTCACCAATACCTGATGAATACTTGCAATACCAAGGCTTTGATTTGATTTTATTCAATGGCAAGTTAATTAAAACTAACCGCTCAAACGAGGAACTTTATGAGAAAGTATAAATTTACGATCAATTTTAATGTAAAAGGCTCTACAAACTGTTATTCAACAGTTCTACTTGTTCCGGCAATGATAGTAGACAACAATGAATTAAGCGATTTAAATTCATTCATTGGAGAAAAAGCTATTAAAAAAGCAATTTTAGATGTGAGTGCGATTGGGCAATTTTCTGTAGTAAATCAAATTTATCAGGGTGAGGAAATCAACGATGTTTTTTTTAAAATGAAGATTTTGGGTTTTTATACCGAAATTATTCATTTCAAGATTTCTGCTATAAAGTGGAATTCAATAGGAGAAATGAAACGTTGGAACTATATGAGTGAACAATACTTTGAGCAATTGGAATGGAAAGTTGAAATTACTCAAATTGAAGACTAGGAAAAATTATGTTGCATTTTATTTTAAAAATGGCGTATAGTGTGCGTGCTTTCGCAAAATCGGAAGCCGAGCGTGGAAACTCGAATTTACTATCGGCGAATAATAGCACGCCTTTAACTCGTGCTTTTTTTATTCGTTGCACACGCACACCCAAAGAAAACGCCTTAAGCGTTCTTCTCTCTATGGTAGCGTGTAGCGGGCAAGGTTTAACCCTTGGCTGTTTACCGATAGTAGCAGTTTTCCACCCCGTTACACGCTATCGCCCAATCACCGTGGAAAGTGAAGCGATAGCCCCAATCAATCAACTATCGGAGCTATCAGCAATGATCTACAAATTTCTACTATTAGGCAAAAACCGCCTAACTATTCGCATTCGTGCCAACTCAGAAGCAGAAGCACGCCAACGCTTACAACTCTCAAATAATGCCCTATGCATTGCAAGATTTAACGACAATCTCACTGCTTGCAACCAAGTAAAAGGGGGGATTTATGCGTAATCAACAAACAGAACGCCAAGGCTATCATGTACCTTTCCCGCCCCTAGATGAATTATGTGGATATGCAAGCCTTCAATCTTTCGAGCAAACACAAGAAAGAAAAAGCGAGATGCAAGAAAAATTATTTTTCTTTCAAGTGAACCTAGAAATTTCTAGCTCAATCCCTTTTATTTATGACTGCATCAGAGAGCAAGCCCCAAACTGGCAAGCGTTAAACGCTAGCATTGAGGCAATGATAGAGCTACACAAAGCCTACAATCACCATATTAGAGAACAATTCAATCAATTAGAAAAAGAGATTTTAATAGAGCGAAAGTAATTTAAAAGCCAAAGGAGATGAATAATGCAAACTTACATAGTAAATCAAATGATATGGAAACGTAACTTATTGATGATGAGGTAAAAATGGAAAAGCAGAATATACAAGCGGTCAGTAATGAGCAGAATTTAGTAACAAAAAATGAGCCTGATATTGAATTTATTAGGTTAGGCGAAGCAGTGAGATTATTTGGAGTATCTCGAGCTACATTTGACCGTTGGCAACGGAAAGATTCGGAGTATTATATTCCAGACTTTCCAAAGAAAATTAAAATTGGGAATTTTTCCTTTTATGTTCGGTCGGAAATTCGAGCTTATATGCAAAAGCTGATAGATGAACGCTAAAAAAGGCCCCACATTATTATGATGTGGGGCTTTGTTTTTAGACAAGTGGCTTCCAACGCAAGCCTTGTTGTTCAAGATAATTTCCCCAGTAGTCCATTATTTCTATTCGTTCCTTGAGATAGTCGTGACGATTATAAACTCGTCTTACTGAGGAGCCTTTAATTTTATGAGCAAGTACCATTTCTATAGCATCGGGATTAAAATTCTGTTCATTAAGATGTGTGCTGATTAAAGCACGCATTCCGTGTGAGGTGAAAATACCTTTATAGCCGTTCCTTTTCATTGCTCGATTAACTGTTTCGCTACACATTGGGCGGTCGCCTCCCTTAAAATGTGGAAAGACAAAACGGGAATGTCGGCTGAATGCTTTCATTCTTTGCAGTATGTCAAGTGATTGCTTGGAGAGTGGCACGATATGCTCTCGTTTTTTGTAGCGTGATCCTTTCATTTTTTCTTTGGGGATTCGCCAAAGTCGGTTTTCCCAATCTATTTCTCGCCATTCTACTGCAACGGCTTCAGATGGGCGAACACCAGTAAGCAGGTTCCAGAAAATCAGATGTTGGGTATATGGCTCAATATTGGCAAACATCATCTTGGTAATGAAGGTTGGAAGTTCTTCAATAGGTATTGTAGGATTGTTTTCTGCAGGCTTGTAATGAAATGCTTTTTTTGCTTTGTGGCAATTGTGCATTTCGATAAGTCCGCAATTTTCGGCGTGGTCCATTATGCCTTCAACGCTACGCAGTACTTTTTCAATGACAGAGGTATGACCTTTGCGATAGACAATTTGTAAGGTATCAACTAATAACTTTGAAGTGATACGTTCAACTTGAATGTCGGCAAGAGTTGGGAAAATGTGTAATTCTAAACGTCGCCAATCTTCTTCCATTGTTTCTTTCGTTACTTTAGAAGATTTAAATACTTTCCATTGTAACGCTACTTTGTAAAACGTTTTTTCTAGATTATCTAGTATTTTTCGCTCAATTTTGCGTTTGTGTTCTTGTGGGTCAATACCTTGTCTGATGAGTTCTTTGAGTTCATTTTTCTTTTCCCTTGCCTGTCTAAGCGAGAGAGTCGGGTAATAGCCTAACGTGATGGATGTTCTCGCTTTGGTTATAGGCTTTTTATAATCAAGACGCCAAACTTTATTTTTCTTTGTTACTTGTAAAATTAAACCTTCGCCATCTCGTAGTAGTTCGCCTTCGGTGGCATTTTTGATGTCTAAGTTTGATAGAGGTTTTATTAAAATTGCCAT